CTCGGCGGCTTTCTTGCGCGCGGCCTCGGCCTGCTGCTCCTCGATCGCCTTCAGCGCGGCGCCGACGGTGCGCACCATCGCCAGCGAGGTGCCGTTGAGCAGACCCTGCGCCACCACCCCGCCGGGATAGGTGATCTGGCCGTTCTCGATCCTGAACTTGGTGAGGGGAAACGCGCTTTGCAGGCAGGCGAGCGCATCTTCGATCTTCTGGGCTGGCATCAGCTACTCCATCCGCGGCCGCGCGCCGCTCGGGTCGGACCATACACCAACGAAAAGGCCCTGCAACATTGCAGCTGCAGGGCCCCGGCTCGCCAATGTCCAAGTGCGTGCGTGCGCCATCGGATGCACCTTGCGTACCACCAAAGAAAAAGCCCCGCAAGCATCGCTGCCGGCGGGGCCAAGTCTAGGGAGGTGCCGAGGGGGCGATCCTTCAGCACTCCCTCACTATCAGGCCACGGGTTGCGGCGCATCTCCGGTGCTTCCCGGGGTGGCCGGCGCGGGCTCAGGCTGCGGCGCCGGGGTCTCGGTCGACGCCGGCATCACCGACTGCGTGATCTCCTGCGAGGTCGAGGAGGCGAAGTTGGCATCACCGCCATAGGTCGCCGTGATCACATGGTCGCCGGCCGGCAGGTCGCTGACCGACAGCGCTGCGGCGCCGGTCGAATCGAGCCCGGCCTTGCCGATCTCCTCGCCCTCGCTGGCAAAGGTCACGGTGCCGGTGATCGGCTTGTCGATGCCGCTGGCCGCGCTGACGCCAGCGCTCAGGCTGACCGCCTCGCCGGCCTGCACCACCGCCTTCGAGGTCGACAGGCTGGTCGAGGTCGCAGCCTTGCCGGTCTCGGCCGGGCCGGTCTGGCCGCCGGAGCCGTCGGAGGCCACCGTGGTCGGGTCGTCGTCATTGGTGGCGACCGCGTCGGTGATGGCGCGGGTGTTGCCCTGGATCTCGCTCATGATGTCGTTGAGCTTGGCCTGGGCGTCCGGGCTGATCTGGCCTTCCAGCGCGGCGTTGAGCCGGGCCTTGATGCCGCCGATCAGGGTCGAGAGCGAAGCAATCTGGCCGCGCTGGGCGCGCACCGCGTCGAGGATCTGTTGGGTGGTTACGTTCTGGTCGGCCATCTGTGTCTCCAGTCTGTGAATTGTGCGTAGGATCAGGCGGCCGAGGATCTCGACGTGACGGAGGGTCTCGGCCACCCCCTCGTCCCGCACCGCAACTCTTTCAGGCTCCGGCGGCGGAGGGAGGAAGCCGCCCATCACCCGGCGCAGGCTCGTGAACTGACGTCCCATCTTCCGCCTCCTGAAGGCAGGCCAACGCTTTCGCGCGGCTTTTGCTCCCGATCTTATAGCCGGAGCCCCACACGGTTTCTATGACGATGCCGAAGTTTTCCATGATGCGGCGCAGGCGCACCATGTGAACGCTGATCGTGTCTGGGTCGGGCCCGAGACTGCGCCCGGTGATGTCGCGGGTGAGCACGGTCAGCAGCTGCTCGCGCGAGACAAAGCCGCGCTTAACCAAGAGGCTGAAGATCGCCCCTTGCGTGCGGGTGAGGCCGAACGCGACGCGGACCAGATCGTAGCCGCCTTCCAGTATAGCAATGCGCTCGCGCAGCGCTTGGTTCTCGCTTTCCAGGTTGGTGACGTAGGCCTCGGTGAGCACCTTGGACTTCAGCACCGCGGCGGGGCGGTGAAACTTCATGCGATGCATCGATCCAGCCATTGCTGCACCAGCGGCTCGATGTCGGCGGCCTCGACTGCGCTGGTGCCGGTGTGCCATTCGAGCCGGCCACGCTGCCCGGCATCATCCCAGTCCCGCGCGATCTCGTCGGCGATGGCATCGGCACTGAGCCCGACCAGCGAGCCATCGCGCTCGAAGGCGCCACGGCAATAGGCGGCGTCGAGCCACCGCATGACGCGATGCCGGGGCACGCTGCTCATGCCTGCCCCTCGTGGAGGTGGTCACCGCGGTTATGCCAACCAGCGTCCGCAGGCGGCGGCTTGTCCTGGTCATGCACCGAGATCGGCGGCATCTGCTGCGCCATGCCGTTGAGGATCTCCAGGAAGGCCCGGAAGGTCTGCCGCGTCATCACCAGCTCGGCGACCTGCTCGGTGGATTCCCCGTTGGGGACGGCCTGCTGGCCATAGCGCTGGCCTTTGTCGAAGAACGTCAGGCGGACCTGATGCATGTCGAAATTGTACATCAGCAGGTTGGTGTAGACGGTCATTCCGAACCTCCAGTGATCGCTTTTTGGATCTGCTCGCCGGCAATGCCGATCGATTCGCCGACCAGCACCAGCTCCCGCATCAATTCGTCGTCGCTCAGGCGCGCGAAGTCGCCGGGCTGGCCGACCTCGACCTTCTCGATCAGGTGGCCACCGAGCTGCGCCAAGAGCCGCAGCGCATTGATCGCGTTGCCGTCGTCGCGCGCGGTGGGCTGCCAGCCGGTCACGTTGCCCTGGTCGTCGACGATCTGCTTGGTGCCGCGAATTGCCCGGTCGGTGACATACTTGGCCCGGGTGATGATCCATTTCTTGCTGACGCCCTCCTGCTCCAGGATCCGCTCATTGGCCGCGCGCTGGGCGTCATTGCGCTCGCGCACCAGTTCGGCGACGCGGGCCTGGACCTCGGGATGCTGCGCGGCCTTGGTCGAGGCGCCGGTGGTCAATCCCTTGAAGCCAGCGTCCTTGTAGGCCTGGATCCGGGTCTTGCCCGCGAACAGGCCCTGCGCCAGGGCCTCCCGCTTCACATCTCTCAACTGAGGCATGCTTACTCTCCCTGACCGGCCTGGGAGGCCCGTAGGGCGCTCAACGCCACCCGTTCCCCAATGAAGGGGAATGCTGTGCTCAGCTCCTTGATGAGGCTCCCTGCCCGCTCTGTGGCCATCCTGAGCCCTACCTTTCGGGTCATGGTCTGGAGGACGCAGATCCCGAGGTAGGCGGCGTAGATGGCGTCTTCCTGGTCCTTGGTCATCGGGCTAACCGGCTCTTGACGGCGCGAGCATGCTTCATCAGTTCAGATCCTCCTTGCTGGAGCCGATCGGCCTGTCCTCGCCGAGGGTCGGGATCTTAACGTATTCGGTCTTGGCGGCGCGGCAGAACGGCGAGCGCTGGGAATGATCCTCCCCCAGCCACTTCTGCAGCCGCGCGATGAAGTCGGCCGTGTCCTCATTGAAGCGCCGGGCCGGCATCTCGAACGAGCCCTCGTCCTGCATGCAGGAGCATTTGTAGTGGATGGTGACCATCTTCGGCATCAGTACTTCAGCCCCACCGCGACGTAGAGGAACAGCGCCGGCGCCAGCACGATCAGGGCGAGCCCGAACCAGAACCAGCCGCACAGCGCCAGGACAGAGCCGATCATGAACTGGCCAACCAGCACAAGGACGAAGACCGACGCCGCATCCATGGCCTAGTTTCCAGACTGGGCGTCCAGCGCCCTGCGGAGGCGCGTGGAGGCTTCGTCGACCGCCACCCCGGTCTGGGCAGCATAGCCCTCGGCGAGCGCCAGGGCACGCGCGGAGGCGGTTTCAGGGGCAATGCCGGCGAGCTGCAGGATGCGGTCGCGGCGCGGCTTGTTGATGGCGCTGAGCACGCGCTCCTGCTGGGCGCGTTCAGTGGTCGGCGCCGACAGCATCGCGATCACCTCGGTAAGCCGGTCGGCGTCGTAAATCGCGTCGATCGCGCCATCGGCGAGGAGCAGGGCGCCGCGAACGGCTTTCACCTGCGCCGGGATCAACGTGCGGCCATTGATGGTGATGACGGGCTCGGTCAATTCGACCTCCGCTTCGATTCGATGGCATCTCCGAGCAGGGCATCGAGCCCCTTGACCAGATTGTCGCGCGCCAGCTGAGGGCCCATGGTCGTGTTCAGGACCGTGAGATCAAAGGCCGCCTTGAGATGCGCGGACATAAGATCAGCCGGATGAAACTCGAACGGGATCGATTGCGCCACCCCATGCATGATCTGCTGGAGCACGCTGACCATCGCATAGGTGCCAGCCTCCGGCGGATCCGGCAACGGGATGACATGGACTTGGTCTTCAGCTTCATCCGGGCCGGACATGTGATGCTCCGCTGGAGTTAGAGGTTGTGCTCGATCTTGGCCTTCGTCAGCGCGGCCGCGACGGTCTTGCGCGCCTTCTCCGCGTCGGCGCTCTTCACCGACAGGAAGATCGTGGTCTTGTTGCGCGTCGGCCGCGGCGGCGGCGCGCTCGGGATCTCCTCCAGGTCCGGCAACTCGATGGTGTCGAGCCCGAGCGGCTCCAGATCGAACTTCACCGCGCGCAAGGAGGCCAGCTCGGCTTCGAGCATGTCGGGATCCCAGGAGGCGCCGGATTCCGCAATCGAGTTGTCGGCGATTCGCAGCGCCTTGGCCTGATCCTCGGTGAGGTCGCCGAGCTTGATCACCGGAACTTTCTTCAGGCCCATTTCCATCGCAGCTGCGAGCCTGCCATGGCCGGCGACCACGACGCCAGCGCGATCGACCAGGATCGGGTTGACGAAGCCGAACTGGTTGATCGAGGCGATGATCTTGAGCACCTGCGCCGGGGGATGGCGCTTCGCATTGGCGGCATAGGGCGTCACGCGCCCGATCGCCCATTCCTCGATCTTCATCCCGTTAGCGGCGGCCTTTGCGGACGGCATGCTTCTTTCCTTTCTGCTCGACCACCGGCGGACCGGCGCGGCGCATGTTCTCGATCCGGCTGATCAGCGCGGCGCCCTCGATCGGCGCGCCGTAATTACCGAGCCCGAAGAACTGATCGGCGCTGATCTCTTCGGTGCGGATGCGGATATGGCCGTCGACAATCCAGGTGAGCCGGATCACCACGGTCTCGGGATAGGTTTGGTCGGGCTCGTGGTGGATGCCGCGAGAGGTGTCGGACCTAGCTTGGTCTATTGCCATGTTCACCTCTGTTTTGAATTAAATTTTGGTGCTGATTTTCTTTCGCGCGCGCCGATGCTGCAGCTCGATACGGAGAGACATCCACACAGCACCCCTCCGAATATCTTCGGAGGATGTCCGAGACCGCAGCTTCATCCAACCTGGATTTACCATGCCGCGACCCGATGGCGGCAGTCCCGTGCACTACTTTGTGATCCTCATTTTCCTCGGGAGTGGACCACTGCAGATTATACGGGAGGTTACGTAAGACCTTCCCATCAAGGTGCGCCGCATGATGCTTATCTGACGGAGGCTTGCCATGAAAGGCCCAGCAAACAGCGCGGCTTACACGCCATCTAACTCCACCTTCGGCCTCAAAATAGAGGTACCCATCACCATCACTTTGCAGGCAAAGAATGCGACCATGGTGAAGTCTCTCAACGAGATAGCCCCATCTTGTCCGGAATGGGAGCATCCGATCGACAGATCTAATGCGCCCGAGAGACGAGGCCTGATAGCCCAGAAGCGGAGGTATGTCCCTCCAATCTTCAAGCGGAATGCTCACGCCTTCATCTCCATTCTGTAGAGAGGCAAGCGGCCGGTGGAGCATCACCAACACCGGCCGCCGCATCAAGAGCTGGGGATTGTATCTCGTGAGGCACGAGAACCCGCAGCCCGATCTCGGCAACATAGGTTTACGCCGATACTAAATCAACCACCAGTTTACGACCTATCAACGGGTCAAGCGTGCTTGAGAACCCAGGCAATGAACGCCAGGAGGCCGAAGAGAAAGACGGCAACGACGACAGCGAAGAAGACGATTGGAATCACGATCGACCTCCCTCGTGTGGGCGCGAGAGTGAAAGTGAGCGGAGTGTCGCAGCCGCCTGCTCTAAGTCCTTGATGTCGGGATCGCAGAACGGGATATGCGGAAGGCACTTTCGCATCATTCGCGCTATCCGCTCGACCTTGCCCGCCGCGTCATCAATCGTCTTTGGCGCTGTCTGCGGTTCAGCGAGGGTGCGCAAGAGCGTTGGCAGCCGCGCGTGATCTTCCTCAGATACGTCGTTGATGTCCCACAGGTCGCCGCATTTGCCTTTCTCGATCATGTCAGCCAGTTTCAGCAGCAGTTCGATGTTGGTCATCATTGAACCTTTAAGGGTTGGTCGAGTAGCCCGGCTTCTTTGGCGAGCATGTAGCCGCGCCACAGTTCGCGCATTTGAGCCGGTGAGCAGTGCAAGAGAAGGCGAGCGCAATCGCGCTTCACGTCCGTGGTGTTCTCAATGAGCAGATCGCACGCCCCTGACGTGTCGTAGATCAGGGTATTGCCGTGGTCGTAACCGAACCGGTCAATCATAGGTCCGTCGTTGGGATGGCGGCGGAGGCGGTGTAATGCGTTGTCCATCTCTCGCAGCTTGGCGAGAGAGAGCGGCTTTCCGGTCACGATGGGCATCACGCCGGTTCCTTTTCGGCAGATTGCTGCGGTGTTGCGCCGATGGCGTCGCGGATCGCCTGCTTGGCCTTTTCGAGTTCGATGCGGATAGTCTTTGCGACCAACCTGTCGCAGTTGTTCTCATACTCCACGGCAGCTTGAACCAAGCGCTCGATCAACACTTCCGCAGTCCCGGCAGAGGACCGAGCGCCTGGGTCGCCGTAGAACTCGCCGATCGTCTTGCCATCCGAACGCGCGCTGGTATCGACCGGAGCGGCCGGCGGTTGGGTGGCGATGGCAGCATGCACAGCGTTCGTGATGTAATCGACTATCGAACCGCCACATTCCTGCGGGCAATCACCTTCGCAGCCCCCAGCGACCCATGCGTCAAAGGCAGCGCGTTGGCGCGCACTATCGCGCCAGTATTGGAGGTTTCCCTCCTTGGCCGCAGCGTAAATTGTCTCGCGCGCAGGGTGCGCTACACTTTGGGCAGGAGCCGTGATGCCGGCTGCAATATCCTCGGCGGCCTGTTGTGTGGCGAGCCAAATCGTGCCGGTCAGATGTTGTTCGCCAAGGATATGCTTCACCGCATCGTAGACGCGGCGATAAATCTTCTGGTGGATGGCTTCCGCATCCACGGTGGCAGCGGATCCGTCGTGATGCTCGCCCATAATCATCTTCCTTCCCAAACCCACCGGCCGTCCTGGTGGCGATAGTGCTCGATCTCGATCTCGGCCGTCACCGGCCCCGCCCACGAGATATACTTCCCGCTGGCCTTGTGTCGTACCAGCCTGAACACGGGCAGCCCGTGATAGAGCGGACGGCCGTGGTGCGGGCCGCCTTCACAACGCCCGGCGTAGAGCTTTACCCGATTGGGATCCGGTGCAACTTCTCGACCTTGCACCTGCTCTCGAACAATCTCCGACGCGGTGCGTTCTCGGGCCAGAACTGGATCCCCACGTTGTGGACCTCGCGCCACGCCAGCGCTTCGCTTCCTTGGGGCTCGCCGACGCGGTTCCAATACTGATACTCGCCATTGTTGACGTGGGCATAGGCCTGAAATTGCTCAGCGCTTTGCGACATTTTCGATCTCGCGGCCGATATAGGCGACGACGTCCATGCGCTCGGTGCCCTCGCTGTCCTTGCCGCCGCAGATGAAGTCGGCGATTCGCTTCAGGCTGATGGCGAGAGACGCCAGTGGCGCGATCTCCGGATCGAGCGTCTTGGCACCGTCCTCCAGGAGCGGACGGACGTGGTCGTCGAAGCGCTCGAACTGAACCATCTGGGCATCGACCATCATCTCGGACATGGTCTTAGACATTATCGGGCTCCTTCTGATGCTGCGGATCCGGCTCGTGGCTGAACTCGTAATTCTCCCACAACGGGAACGGAGGCAAGCAGCCGTGCTGATCCTTGAAGTCCTCGATCAGCCACGCGAACCGCGCGATGTGCAGCGGCGGCTGCACACTGGTCTCGTATTTCCGGATCCGCATCTCGTCATTGCGGTCGGTGCCGGTGTAGCCGATCAGACGCGCGAACTGCAGCCGGTCGAGGCCGAGGCGCTGGCGCAGCTGCTTCAATTCTGCGGACTGCATCAGCACCACCCGCGGCGAATCGCGTACGCCACCCACTCGGCGCGCCACAGCGCGCGCCATTCCGGCTCGGTCGGCATGAACGTCAGCCACGCCCACAGCTCGACACCGAAGGCCCGCACATGCCGGATGCCCCAGCGCCGCCAGAACGGCGCCGCCTTGGCCGGCATCTCCCATTGCCATGCCGCGCCCTCGTCGATCCAGTCGTGATCGCGGGCGGTGATTTCCCATCCGATTCGTGCGCCGCGCGTCATCATAGTGGCCTCGTTATCACGTCGTTGCGGTAATTACGCAGCCGCTTGCGATGCATCGGCCGCGCCTCCAGGGCGAACTGGTCGGCGAGATATTGCCGGATCTCGATTCCGTGGTCGGCGAGATATTGCCGGATCTCGATTCCGTCCCAATTTTCTGGGAAGCGATCGACCTTGGCCATCATCGCGGCCTTCATGTTATCGAGGATGGCCTCCAGTAGCTTGGCCTGCTCGTGCTTGGTCACGGCGCCCTCCTTGCGTTCCTGCCGTCGACCGCCAGGATCTCGCCGTCGGTGGTGCGGCGATCGACCCAGCGCCCGGATCCCTGATCATAGACCAGATCATACGGGCCGAGCGGCACCTGCTCATAGGCGATAAAGTCGATGCCCTCGACGAAGCCGCTGCGGCGCGCCACCCGTCCCTGCTCTGCAGCCAATACGATCATCAGGCTCTCCCGTAGCTGTCTCCGGAGGCGCCCCAGGCGGGCAGCTCCGTCATGGTGATTGGCGTGTCGTCGGGCAGGCCGCGAGCCCGGCGCCATGCCCGGCGCAGGTCGCGGGCGCGGTCGTGGACGCCCGACACCGCCTGCCGGATGTAGGCCGGCGGCGGCAGCGGCCCGCCCCAGTCGCGCTGGGCGATCAGGTCGGCGACCTCGATCAGGGCGAGACCATCGATCTCGCCGGTCTCCTGGTCGATCAGGCGGTCCATGATGCTCATGTCAGCCCTCCACGATCGCGTAGCGGGTGCCGTTGTCGATGATCTCCAGGCGCTGGCCCGGATTCACCGGCGGCTTGCCGAGCCTGATCTCGCCGGCGAGGATCTTGTTGGTGACGTCGATGCCGACGTCGCCGTAGCTGCCGTAATAGCGCTCGGCGGCCTGACGATCGACGAAGTAGCTGGTGCCGATGCGGATCATGGCTCAGGCCTCCACCACGAACCAGAAGAAGGGGGTGAACGGCTTGCAGTTGCGTGCCAGCGCGGCGGCCTCGGCCTCCTTGCGCGAGCCAAACAGGTCGCCGCGCTGGTCGCGCTCGGGGCCGGTGCCGGCAGCGCGGATGGACTTCACAATAAATCGGGTGGCGGTCATGGTGGCGATGCTCCAGAGCCCTGATGGCTCGACCCGGATGTTGTCTCATATCCGGGCCGAGCGGTCAAGCACATGTTTACCAGCGGCGGCGCCGATACAGCTCGCCGCGGCCGGCGGCGGTCAGTGTCACCTCGCGGCGCGGCGGCCAGACGTGGATCAGGCCGAGATAGACCAGATGCCGCGCCGCGCGCTCGGTGCGGTCGCCTTCCTTGACGATCTGCGCCCACGGAATCTCCGAGCAGGCATAGATCCGGTTGAGCAGGTCGATCGACAGCGACGGCAGCCTCATGCGTCACCCAGTGCCTTGATCGCCTGCCGGGTCAGGCTGGCGATTCGCCGCGGGCTGAGATCCTTGATCTTCACGGTCTTCTCCCACAGCCACTTGGTGCATTGCGGATCCCGGCCGTAGCAACGCAGCCAGGGGATCGAATCGCGGCCATACTCGAAGTCGGTGTTGATGCCGACCATGAAGAACGCCTCGGGTTCGCCGGTCTCGTTACTGCTGTTGGAGCGATCATAAAACACCACGCGCACCTTGTAGAAGTAGGTGCCGCCCTCCGACATCGATTCGTGCTCGAAGTCGTAGAATTTCTCGCGCCAGTGCTCGCGTTCGGTCGACGCCGGGATTCCCGGCAAAGTGGGGTGAGGCTCATCGCTGGCGTAAATCCAATCCACCGGATGCTCGGGGTGCTTCTCGTTCCAGGCCTCCTCGATGTCCTTGATCTCGCGATCGAGGTACGGCTTGATCGCCTCCGGGACGCATCCCGAACCATATGCCGCGTCCATGGTCGCGGTGCCGATGCCGGCGAAGCCGCCGTCGGTGAACGCGATGAAGCCGTCGCGCGAGCGGTTCTCGACCTCGCTGACCTTGGTGCTGTAGACGTCCTCGAAGCCCTCGACCTCGGCCAGGACATCGAGCGTCCATTGCCGACACAGCTCGACCTTGCGGACGAAAACGGGAGCGAGGGTGCCGCAGGCGGTGACCTGGGCGCCGCGGCGGGGCGGCAGGTTTGGTTCGGTGATCATGACGTTTCTCCCATTGCGCGCAGCATGTCCTCGGAGAGATCGCCGACGTCGTTGAAGACGGCGATCGGGTCGAAGTCTGGATCCTCGGGGATCGACAGATAGAGCGGCCATGGCTGGCGCGAGTTGAGCGGCCGCGACAGGTGGACGAGCCGGGCGCGCAGTGCGAACGGCAGGTTCACCACGGACAGCGAGCCGTCGTTCTCGTCCTGCTCGATGTCAAATGCCTCGACCGCCTCGACCAGGAACTTGGCCCGGTCGTCGCCCTCGATCAGCAGCCAGAGCTGGCCCAGGCACTTCAGCAGGTTGGCCTCGTTGAACAGATCCCGAGGCAGGACGCGGATGTAGCTCATACGACATGCTCCGCGAGGGTCTCGATCTCGGCCATGACCGACCTCACCTTGACGAGGCGGTCGGCGTGCTCGCGCTGGGCGGCGTAGAAGGCGCCGGGCTCGGCGGTCTGGTAGTCCCGCCCATGCGGCGAGCAGGCGCTTAGCGCCTCCACGGCCAGCTGTAGGGCCCTCCTGGCGGCCATGTAGTCGTGCAGGAGGTCTTTCCGCTCGGTGCCGTTGATGTTGATCTGGGGAAGCTGCACTTAACCCTCCTGATGCTCGGCCTCGACCGCGCGTAGCAGCGCAGCGAGGCTGGGATATTCATTGCCGTTGCGGGTGTAGCGCTTGACGTGCTCGACATAGCGGGCCGAGCCATCCGGCCGGCCGTTCCAACTAAACAGCAGCACCTCGCTCTTGTGCATACGCAGGACGTGGCCGTGGCCACGCCCGAAATACTTGCTGAGCGCATATTTGGCCATCACGCCACCTCCAGGCTGCGGCCGACCCAGCGGCTGATCGCGGCGACGTAGTCGGCCCGCTCGGCACCCTTGAGGCCGAGGTGATCGGCAAGGCCGCAGGTGTTGCGGACGACGTCGGCCAGCGAGCCGACGAAGGCGCCCATGCGGCCGTTGCCGTCGCGGTCGACGAAATCGCACATCAGGTAGCCGTCGCTGGTGATCGAGGGGCGGCCGCGGAAGCAGGGGGCCGGGATCTCCTCGCCGAGCGCCGCGGCGACGATGGCGCCGAACTGGGATCCGCTCGTGGCAGCCAGCGCGCGCTGCTTCCAGCTGGGCGCCGGCTGGGCCGCCTTGATGGCGAGCCGGGCGGCCGAGGCGCTGGCGAACCAGCGATTGCGGCCATTCTTCATCGTCAAGAGCGCGCCGTTGACGACCGCGCCGTAGTTCAGCTTGCCGACGTCAGAGTGAACGACGCCAGTGAAATCGGCGCCCAGCTTACCCTGGCAAAATTCGGTGTAGGTCTTGATCATGTGATGCTCTCCGGAGCCCCAATGGCTCGCCCGAGTGTTGTCTCACGAACCGGATTTCGTGTCAACCGTCAGTTTACTCGCGTAGATCGCCTGCAGCACCGATTCCCAATAATCCCGCTGCGGCGCGCCGTAGTCGTAGCTGTGCTTGTGGTCGGCCGCTGCCATCGCCGCCTTGTCACGGCTGCGGTAGCTCTTGATCATGTGCTCGGCGGTCTCGCGAGCGTTGTAGGCGCGCCCCATCTTACTTCCCCTCGTGCCGGTCGAGCATTCGGCCCAGCTTCTCCAGGCCAGATTCCCAGGCCTTGAACATCCGATCGCCCTCGGGCTCCGGCATCTCCTCGAACATGCAGGGGTCGATGTTGCGGGCCGCAGCCCACAACGCCTCGATCTCTGCGCGGGTGAGCCGGATCCGCCTCACTGCGGCAACCCTCCGAAGTCTTCCGCCATCGCGGCCCAGCCCATCTTCTCGGCGCACACCGGGCCGATGCCGGCGTGCTTCCACTTCGACTTCAGCGTGGCGTTGCAGACGCAGCACACGCCGGTGGTCTGGCCATAGACCTTGGCGGCCTCGGCCGGGTCGGCGATGAACGCCAGCACCTGCTTCTCCTGCTCGCTCGTGCATTCGCGCGCGGCGAACAGGCGGCCGTTCTGGATCTTGCCGAGATAGGTGGTGCCGGCCTTGACGTAGAGCGCGCCGGGGTTCTTGCCGTCGGCCTTAGCCGGCGAGATGGTGACGCCGCCGATCGTGATCTTCGGGGTGCGCAGGGTCAGGCCCTTGGCCGCGGCGTAGGCCTTGGCCTTGGCCTTGTCGAACGAGGCCTTGAGGCGGTCGATGCCGGCCGTATCGGCCAGCGGAGCCGCCTGGGCGCGCTGGGCGCGCTCGGTGGCCTTGGCGACCTCGCGGGCGATACAACGCTCCACAGCCTCGCGCTGGCCCGTGGTGAGGTCGCCATAGCGCACCACCGCCTCGTTCATCTTGGCGGCGAAGTCAAACTTGGCGCGGTTGGCGATGATCCACTCGGCAATGGCCTGATTGGCGGCGGCGAAGGCGGTCCAGGCATCCTGCTGCTTGCGCTCGGTGCGGACCTGGGCCTGCTGGCGGTTCTGCGCGCGCTGAGCGGCCGAGGTCTTGAACTCCTGGCCGCGGGCGCCCTTGCACTTGAAGCAGACGCCCCAGCGGGTCTGGCCGGTGCCGCGGCAGCGGCTGCACGGCTCCCAGAACTTCGGCGCGTAATCTGCCGGCGCACGCACCGGATTGGTGCGGACTTCGCCGGCGTTGGCGATGGCTTGGTCGAGGTCGTCAGCGGGGAAGTTGATCATGGGTGCATCTCCCAGAGCCCCAATGGCTCGCAGGCGAAGTTATCTCACGACTCGGCCGCCTCGTCAACTGCATGCTTACTGTAGTGGTCGAGCGCCCGGCCGATGATCTCCCAGCGCCGGCGGTAGGCATCGTTCGGCATCTTGTCGGCGTAGTTGCGGTACTCCTTGGCCAGCTTGGCGGCCTCTTCGCGCTCGCTCATTGCAGCGCCGCCTTCAGCAGCTCGGCGTCGGTGTAGAGCAGCCGCGTCAGCTTCTTGCTGGACTGGCGGCCCTTCTCCAGGTCCGCAATCGCCGCGCGCAGGATGTCGTTGGCGGTCGCCGCCTTACGGACGTGGTCACGGTGGAAGTGATAGTGCCGCATCTTGCCGACCACCGCGGTGGCGTTGCCGACCCTGGCATCCAGGTCGCGCAGCGCCATGCGCCAGACCGCGTCCGGCTTGAACGGCACGCCGCCGGTGCCGTTGGTCTCCAGCGCCGAGCGGACGATTCGCGGCTCCAGCTTGTGTCCCGGATTGTCGCGCTTGAGGAAGACGTCGATGGCGTCCTGCGCCGCGCTGCGTGACTTGACGCTCTGCATCAGCAGCCAGCGGCTTTCGGTCAGGCTCCAGACGTTCCACGGCATCCGCATCTCCAAAATGGGGCCCGGGAGGGCCGCGGGGCTGGGGTGGACAGCCCTCCCGGGGTAGCCGTCAGGCCGCTTCGGCGAGAACCTGCCAGTCGGCCTTCGGCAGCTCGATGACCTGGGCGCCAATGCGCTCCAGCTCGGTGGCGCGATCGTAGCTCTCGACGTCCTGGCTCATGCGGGTGACCGCGTTGTAGAGCCCGAAGCGCGACAGGTCGCCGCCCTCGATCAGGTGCTTCAGCACGGACTTACCCTCGGATTCGAGCAGGCCCAGCTTGCGGGTCGACATCTCGACCACCTTGACGACGTCTCCGCCAATCTTGTCCGCGTGCGAGCCCTCGATCTTGTCGACCAGGGCGTCGAACTTGGCGCGATCGAACACCGCACGCACCACGTCGCGCACCGTCGACCACAGCGCGGCATTGTTGAGCCGCTTCGACTTGTCCGACAGCATCGCGTACAGCTCGCCCTCGGCGATGGTCTGCTTCTGGCCAACATGGGCGCGGCGCATCGAGCGCTCGCCGAACGAGGCGAGGTTGGAGCAGAACTGGTCGTAGACGCCGCCCTGGATCGACAGCGCGCCCATCCCGACCTCGGAGTTGGAGATCGTGATCGCCGGCGAGGTGACGCGGACGATGGTGTGGCCGCCGTCGCCGAACCGGGCCCCGGTCTTCGCCAGCGCGCGCTCGACCTTGGGGTCGACTGCCTTGATGTAGAGCCGGCGGTCGGTGACCTCGCAGGACATGATCGACAGGTTCATGTCGAGCAGCACCGGCAGCACGGCCTCGGCCAGATCCTCGTTCTCCATGTCGGGCGAGAACTTGTCCGATAGGAAGGCGCGGGCGTTGCCGTCCAGCGTGCGGACCATGCGCGGCGCCGGGTACTTGGCAAACCACTCGTTGACGTTGGTCGCGAGCAGCTTCGGGGCCTCCTTGACCATGCGGTCGTAATAGGCCTTCGGGATCTCGGTGTGCGCGGCGATCTGGCTGTGGGCGATGTCGTTGACGCCGAACTGGCGCTCCTCGCCGACGACCAGGGCGACGCCCTTGATCTCGGGACCGGCAGAGATGGTCTGCACTTCCATGTTCTTGGTCGAGGCGACCAGATCCTTCTTGCCGTTGGCGCGGCGTTCGATTTCGGCGGCGAGGTCGGTGAGGCTGCGTCCGGTCTTCATGAGTTGATGCTCCTTGAGCCCTATCGGCTCGGTGGGTTTCTCAGTGGCGCGGTTGTCTCACGCCGCGCGCTCTTTGTCAACTGCGTGTTTACTCGCCGCATTGACCCGGGCCTGGATCGCCGCCAATTCGGCCGGGGAATACAGGTGGCCGCGGTACTTCAGGTCGAAGCGGTCGAGGATGTCCTGCGGGACATGGTGCTTCGGCGCGCCAGCCGGGTTCGGCCGCAGCGGGTTCTCCGGCTCGGGGCCCCAGTAGGCCTTCCAATTCCAGTTCATCGACCACTGCCGCAGCACGCTGACCCAATCCTGGCGCGTCGCGGTCTCCCAGAACGGCTTGGCCGCGCCGCCCGCGGCCGCCGGGGCGAGCGGCGGCGCCACGGTCTCGTAGACGCCACCGCGCAGGAACCGGATCATGTGCATGATCTTGTCCTCGGTGCGGGCCTCGGCGCGCATCGCCGCGGCGAACAGCGGCACGGCGCGGCGCACCATCTCCTGCTTTTCGTCGGTCATCACCCGGTAGAAATTCCATGCATCCTTCTTCGAGGTGTTCCTGGTTCTCGGGTATTGCTGCCAGAGCGCTAGAAAGTCTTCCGAGTAAGCCTCATCCTTTTTCGACCGGTTAAGGGCTTTGCCCTGTGGTTTATCTTTGGTTTCAAGGGTGGAATCTGCTGCTATACCCCGTGGCAGCTGCTGCACCCCCCCTATAGCAGCTGTTGCTATACCCCCTTTGACGATCCAGCTGGTCTCCAGGTCTATCGAGACCATCGCGCTCGTCTCGCTGCCGTTCTCCCGATCGCGCCGATCGCGCTTGATGATGCCCCAGTCTTCCAGCTTCTGGATCGAGTTTTGGATGGTGCGCTTGGACAGCCCAGTGAGCCGCGCAATCGCAGCATGCGACGGCCACGCACGATCCTCCTCGTTGGCGTAATTACAGATTGCGACCAGCACAAACTTTGCTGTCGAATCATCCATATGGACCTTGCGGAAGGCCCAACCGACTGCCTCACCACTCATTGCGCTGCTCCTGGCATATACTGCTGATGTCCGAGGTTTCTGATGGCGTTGCTGGCGATGTCGCAGAACAGCTCGACCTGCCCGGTCGGGCCCATGCGCTGCTTGGCAATGATCGCGATCAGCTTGTTGTGGGCGGCCTCGCTGTCGCGCTGCCATTGCAGGTGCGCCTCGGTGCCGGGCTCAGGCTCCGAGCTGGCGAGGTAGTAGGTCGGCCGATAGAGAAACATCACCGTGTCGGCGTCCTGCTCGATCGAGCCCGAATCGCGCAGGTCGGCCAAGATCGGCCGCTTGTCGGCACGCTCCTCGACCTTGCGCGACAGCTGCGACAGCAGCACCACAACGCAATCCAGCTCCTTTGCGGCCGCCTTCGCCGCGGCGGTGATTTCACCGATCTCGTTGACCCGGTTGCCGCGGTAGCGGTCGGAAGCCTGGATCAGGCCGAGGTGGTCGATCGCCAGGATGTCGAGCCGGCCGTGGCGCCGCTTGTAGCGCCGCGCCCGCGTCAGGATCTGCGACATCGTCAGGTTGGACTGCTCCTCGACGTCGATCGGAAGCTTGGAGCACACCATCGCCGCCTCGCGGACGTAGTCGAACATCTGCTCGTGAAAGCTGCCGGTGCGCAGGTTGCTGTAGGGGACGTGGGTGATGGGCAGGTCGAAGATGTAGTCCGAGATCATGCGCTCGCCCAGCTCGGTCGCCGGCATCTCCTTCGAGAACACCAGGGAGCGGAAGTCGCGGATGCCGGCCTGCCGCAGCATCGCCAGCAGCATCGCGGACTTGCCCATGCCGGGGCGCCCGGCCAGCAGCACGAGGTTGCCGCGCTGCAGGCCGCCGAGCTTTTGGTCGAGGTCGCGCAAGCCCGTTGGGATGCCGATGATCTTGCCCTCGTTGCGGTAGGCGTCTGCGATCTTATCGACCGACCGCGTCATGACGGCCGCCATCGAGACCGCAGGGAGGGCCCAGGAGGAGCTGGAGGAGACCACGGTGTCCAAGGCCTCGATCGCCTCGGAAGCCAGCTGGGCGGCGTCCGTAGCCGCGTCTGGGGCCATTTGGGTGGCGATCTCGGAGATCCGCCGCCGCATCGCCAGCTCGCGGACGTGCTTGGCGTAGCCGAGCGCGATGTCCGGCGGCACTGATTCGGCGGCGAGGCGCGCCATGTAGACCTTGGTCTTGACCTTGGTCTCGCCGATCACCGGCGGCAGGAACGAGGGGACGGTCAGCGGGCTGACCAGCTTGCCCATCTGCGACAGCGTCGAGATGATCTCGAAGATCTGCTGGTGAAACGGATCGTAGAAGTGCTCCTTCTCGACCACCGCCGAGATCTTGGAGAACGCTTCAGGGTTGGTCATGGCCGAGCCGAGGACGGCCTGCTCGACCTCCACCGAAATTGGCTGCCACTGCGTCGGTGTATGGATGTTCATTGCCCCCACTTCCAAACTGGACCGGGGCTTGTTGACGGATTCGGGCGAACGCCCTACTTTGCCGTCAGCAACACCCCATTGTTGCTAATCCCAATCGCTGCCACGATTGGCTTAAAGGCCCCGAGAGTTTCGCGACTCCGGGGCCTTTCACTTTATGCGCGCGCGCCGCATATGCGTCAATCCTGTGACGCCGAGTCCTTCCAGGAAATTCGTCATTGCCAAATCAATCGGGAAGCGGTCGATGACGAGACGCTGCTCCACCCCCTTCCGGATGAAGGATTTAGTGCCGACCGGGTGGACGTGCAGAATCTTTGGGAAGGCCTTTGTCACCGGAAAGTAGGCGATCCGCCTGACATCCATCGCGACGCACGCAATAATGTCGACATCAGCATCGCTGTAAAAATTTTGCTCCTTATCGCCGTTGCGGCGCGTCACGAATCGATAGAGCGGGGGTGTGTTTGGTCGGCTCGGCCGGACGCGAAGACCCTTGGTCCCTTTGACTTGAATGCGGAAAAGACGGTGGCCAACATCAATAACGACGTCGTAGCGCAACCCCTCCCCGGCAACGAAGCATCTGAAGCCAGAAATCAACAGATCTGCGCAGACGAGATGAACGGCCGCCATACCAAAATCTGACGTGCTCAGCTTTTCCAAGAAATCCTCCTGATCGAAGCGTCACCTTTAAAATCCCCATCCCAGATGAACCACGCATAGGGCACGTTGCTGGTCGACAGTTTTCCCTGCCACCCGTCCCTATGCATCATCGGCAGTCGCTCGCGAAACACCAGCACGCGCAGCAGATGGCCATGATCCAGCACCCATAACCGCGCGCGACCAGCCTCTGTCTTGGTCTGCCCGGCCTCCAGGAATGCCAGCGGCAGCAGCGCGACCACGAACGGGCACAGCTGCAGCGCATGCTTGACGTGGAGCGCCGCGGTCGCGAACGGCGGGTTCATCACGATGCCCTCGATACCCTGTGGACATCCTGTGGATTTCAGGAAATTTCCGGTCGCGGCCTGGAGCGGATAGCCGCGGTCGACGATGTCGCTGCAATAGACCGCGTGGCCGGCATCGAGCAGCACGTCGGCCAGCGCGCCCTTGCCACAGTGCGGCTCCCAGAGCCCATGCGGCAGGTCCACGTTCGCGAGCATCGCGCGCGTGGCTACCGGCACCGTTTCGTAAAGCTGCAGCCCGCGATCTTCGGCGCTATGCCTCGACCTTACGCGCATGTCTTTCCCCAACCTTGCGCATCACGCGCCATTCGAGACCGAGGGCGTCCAGCATATCGTTTCCTGGCATCCTCTTGGCGTTCATGAAATCCGAGACGTGCGTCCGGTTCACTCCGTGCGCCTCACACCACCCATAAATTCCGGTGCTGCCCTTGTTGGCCGCGAAGGGAGCGGCCCTGCGCAATAACAGCTCGCGGACTTGATCAAGCGTCACGGCCAGCATCCCACCGCCACACATCGATCACGAGCCGCGGCCGGTCGCTGTAGACCTTGATGAACTGCGCAGCCACGATCTGGCTGTCATCGCGCCAAACGATCGGGCGTCGCTCCCGGTCACCCTTGAAGCGGGGCGGGTGGTAGTTGAGCCCGTCGATCATCTTGGAAATATTTTCGTAATCCGGCTTCGTGGTGGGCATGATCTCATGCGCCAGCGCGGCTTCGCGCTTCTTGCGGCTCCAGCTCTCCGGGATCGGCATAAACGCGCGAATCACCACCGACACCGCCTCGTCCAGGTGCGGACGTCCCTTCATGGCCGCGATGCCTGCGGCCTTCAGCGCGTTCTCATAGTCGCGCGTCTGCTTCGGCGTGAAGGCGCGTGCGAACCCGCCGATGGTCGTGAAACGGGGCCGCCCTTTTCCCAAAGGCGGCCCCATCAGAGTGATACTGACAAACGGCTCGGTCACGGTCAGTGCGTCTGCTGCGATTCCTGGGCCTTCTTCTTCTCAAATTCGGCCCGCGTCATGGCGACACCGGAGGCCGGCGCGTCGAACGCCTTGGCGTCCTCGGCCTGGGCCGCCTCGCGCTCGGCCTTCTTGATCAGCTTAGCCTTCTCGTCGGCGGCGACCTCGGGGTGGAGCCTCTTGAAGCCCTTCGAGAGGATCTCCTGGCCATGATGCCAGCCGGCCGCAAAGGTGCGGTACTGCTCGGTGTCGGGGGAATAGTCGCACTTCAGGGAGAGGCCCTGCATCGCCTGGGATTTGCCT